ACGTGTACGCGGTGTTTACTGCAGCACGCGAGCACTGGTGGTGCCGGTTCCTGCACCCGTTGTACCAGCACTGCTATCTGTTGAAGGCCGACGCAGGCCGGTGGATCGTATACGGCAAGACATCGGAGGGGCTGGATCTGATGACGTTGGATGAGTTCAGCGCATCGGAGGGAAACGTTATCGTGGCCAAGGCCAAGGTAAGAGATAATCATAGAGGAATCTTCATGCTCAACACCTGTGTCGGGCACATCAAACAGGCGATAGGGATTCGGAACCCGTTTATCCTGACGCCATACCAACTATACAAATACCTAAAGAGGTGATCCATGGGCGCACTTAGACCAAAGAAGCCTGAGCCACAGGCGCGAGAGGTAGCACTAGCTGCACGACAAGAGAAAGCACTAGACGAAGAAATCGAGGAAACCGAGGGACGCTTGCGAGCGCAGCGACGTGGGCAGCTTGGCACTCGTTCACTGTTGGCAGGGGCACCGGCAAGCCGTAAGGCTGCGGCTTCTGGCATGGGCAGAGGCAAGGCGAGCAAGGCATCAATGCCGTCAGCAGCACAACGCGCTAGCATCTTGAGCGGCATCAATGTACGAGGCATCGCATGAAGTCGCCCAAATACCTTGGCTCAGTCAAGGACATGAAGCGCAGAGAGAAGCGGGCATTCGATACCGAGGGCATGTGGCACGACCAGATGTCCGACGTGTACGAATACTTCTTGCCTCAGCGCAACCTGTTCGAGACGCAGAACACGGGTCAGAAAAAGATGGATCGTATCTTTGATTCGACCTCTCTCACCGCCATTCAACAGGCTGCTAGTAAGTTGCAGGAAAACATCGCGCCTATCCAAGCTAGATGGGCCGCATTCCAACCCAGCAACGAGGTGTTGGAGCTACTCGAACAAGGTGACGTGGGTGTCACCGAGCAACAGGTGCGCGAGAACCTCGACAAGCAGGGCAATATCGTCTTTGACTACATCAACAGAAGTAACTTCGGGACGCAGTTCTATGAGGCTGCGCTGGATCTGCTGATCGGTACTGCCACGCTCCGCATCGACGAAACCGACGATGACATGAACCCTATTGTCTTCCACTGTATACCCCAAAAGGGTATCGCGTTTGAGGAAGGGCCATTCGGAAACATCGAAACGCACTGGCGCAGGTTCAGTGTGAAGGCTCGGTTGCTTGAGCGGATGTGGCGTGGCGTTGAAGTCTCCGAGACTGTACGCGCAATCATCGAGAATTCACCCGATGCTGACCTCAAAGTGTGTGAGGGTGTGGTGTTCGAGCCAAAAGCAAAGCGGTACTACGGTTGCTTGTGGGTGAACGACGAGGATCGCTTTTCATGGATCGAAGACTTTGGTGAAACATCGCCTTGGGTAACTGGTCGATACACTAAGGTAGCCGGTGAAGTGCGTGGTCGTGGGCCTGCAATGCAATGTCTGCCCGATGTACGCAGTCTGAACAAGGCCAAAGAGTTTGTCTTGCAGAAGGCGGCTATCGACTTGGCTGGTATGTACACAGCAACCGATGATGGTGTGACCAACCCGTACAACCTGACCATCGCGCCGGGCGTTGTCATCCCTGTCGGATCGAACAACACCAGCAACCCGTCGATCATGCGTTTGGACACAGGGACGAATCTCGGGCTTGCACAGTTTGAGATCACAGAACTGCAGAACGCCATCAAGCTGGCGCTGTTCAACGACCTGAGAGACCCTGCTGGGCCTGTCCGTACAGCTACCGAGATCGCCATCGAGAGTCGAGAACTAGCGAAGCGCATCGGTTCCGCATTCGGACGGCTGCAGACTGAGGTGCTGATACCTATCCTCAAGAGGGTGGTGTCGATCCTGACACGTCGCGGCCTGATTATGCCGATTGAGTTGGACGGTAAGGACGTCGAAGTGAAGTTCACATCCCCCCTCGCCCGTGCTCAGGATGGTGAAGACCTGTTGTCGCTACAACAAGCGGTGCAGTTCGTCGCAGCTAACGCTGGGCCTGACCTGATTGCTACGTCGTTCAAGATCGAGGACTTCGGAAGCTACGTTGCTGAGAAGACCGGCATGTCATCCGAGCTAGTTCGTAGCGATACTGAGAAGCAACAGGCTATTGAAGCCGGAGCGCAGCAAGCAATGGCTCAACAACAGCCCCAGATGCCCCCACAACAGCCCCAGTTGCAGGCGGTTGAATGACTTGGGAAAGCATAGAGGGTAGCAATGAGGGCGCTCACAAGGCCGCTGCGGAGGCCAGAGAGCGTTTCTCTGAATTAACGAAGGCGTATAGCCGGTGCTTTGCGACTGAAGACGGGCAAAAGGTGGTGGAGGATCTGACACGAAAGTTCCTGTTAGACAACTCAACTGACCTTGGCGCACGAAACGTAGAGTATGAGGCTGCGTATCACAACGGTGAGGCGGGGGTCATTAGAATGATCGTCCACTACATCCAGCAAGCGGAGAAAGTATGAGCGAAGTCGAAGAAGTCGAAGAAATGGAAGAAGTGAAGCCCAAGAAGCGGGCAACCAAGGGCAAGATCGAGGTGGTCTGCGCTGAAACCGACTACCTGAAAAAGATTAAGTTCGATATGGACTGGCTACAGAAGGTAGGCACCCAATACGGGATTGATAAGTTCGAGTATGTACACAAATTCAGGGCGTTTCGTTGCTGCAAATCTGACCAACACGTTGATTGGATAGACGTAAACGATCTCGCGCTGTTAAACGGTGAGCGGAGATTGGTACAAATCCTTCTCAAGCACCAACCTGTAAGCCCTAAGCGGGCTGTAATAAACTATCCTTGGAGATAAGAATGTCAGAGGCCGTTGAAAACGACACCCTTGAAAGCAATGAACCCACATCACTCGTTGATGCAGCAGAACCCACCCTCTCGGAAGGTGAATACTTCTTAACGGAAGGAATCAAGGGCACTGGTGACACGCCTGAGTGGTACAAGGCTGAGAAATACAAGTCCGTGGCTGACCAAGCCAAGGCATACACAGAATTAGAGAAGAAGTTTGGCGGCTTTACTGGCGCACCCAAAGATGGCTACGCAATGCCGGAGGGAGTGGAGCAAGGCGACGAACTAATGGACGCGCTCAAAGGCTTTGCCGAGAAGACCAACATGAATCAGTCCTCATTCAATGAGGCATGGGAACTGTTGATCGCTCAGGGTGAGGCGGTTGAGGAAGTATCTGCCGAAATGGAGATGCAACGCCTAGGTGACAACGCTACCGACCGCGTGAAGACTGTTGAACAGTTCATGAAGAACAACCTCGATAACGAAACCTATGAGAAGGTGCGTTATGCGGTCAACAGCGCGGAGTCTATCGAACTGGTAGAGGCACTGATCGGCGCTACTGCACCGGCCAAGCTACCTATCGACGGACACATCGAACCCGGTGGTATGACATGGGGCGATATTGAGGTTGAGATGTTCAAGAAAGATGAGAACGGACAGCTATTGAGGTCGGTAGATCGCAACCATGAGGCCAAAATACAGCGGATGATGAAAGAATTTGGCGGTGATAAGCCATATTCGCAGACATTTGGCTAAATTTATTATTGACAAACCGAAAAATGTGGTATCTTACACCCGTCGGATACCCCTTTTGGGCCTGACAGATTTAGGTTAAGGGCTGACCGATCTGTCGGGTACTCAGTTTAAGACCTTAGAGTGAGAGGCAATCACGCCTCGTTAAATTAATTTTGACAACTTTGAGGACTTGTAATGTCAAAGAATCTATCCGCTGTTGCGGTAACCGAGTTTGACAGTATGGTCAAACATGCCTACCAAGGCATGGGCTTGCTGAAGAACGCTGTTACCCTGCGAAACAATGTAGTAGGTGATACCTACAAATTCCGACGTATGGGCAAAGGACTTGCCAACCAGAAGTCTACTTCTGATCTGGTAACGCCAATGGACGTGGGCCACGAGTTCAAGACTGCCACACTGGCAAACTGGAACGCTCCTGAGTACACGGACATCTTTGATGCCGCCGAGGTTAACTTCGATGAGAAGCAAGAACTTGCCTCAACCATCGCTGGTGCCTTGGGTCGCCGTTGTGACCAACTGGTTATCGACGCGATGGACGGCTCTACCCCTCTCACCACTGCTATCCCTGCTGGCGGTACTAACCTGTCAATGGCTAAGGTCATCGACGCACAGGTAGAACTGCGCGATCAGGGTGTACCAAACACTGAGTTGTTTGCAGCTATCGAAGCTGGCGGTCTGGGTGGTTTGTTGAACGATGAGAAAGCTACTTCTGGCGACTACCAAGCTATTAAGGCTTTGGTTGCTGGTGAAGTTAACACGCTTGTGGGCTTCCAGTTCATCATCATCGAGACTCGTACCGAAGGTGGTTTGACTGAAGCGGCTAACGTCGTGGATTCATGGTTCTTCCAACGTCCTGCTGTTGGCCTCGCCATCGGTATCGACATGAAGACCGAAGTGAACTGGATTGCTGAACGTACTGCTTGGTTGACCAACGGTATGCTGAAAGCTGGCTCTGTCGTGCGCGACGAGGGTGGTCTGGTTAAAGTTCAATACGACAAGACTGCTTAAAGGAGGATCTCTCAATGGCTTTTGATTACAGCAAACTTTCCCGTATTGGCGGGATGGGCGATGCACAGAAGGTATACGCATATGCGTCTGCTGACTCTATCGCCACGGTTACTGGCGCGAATTACTTCTTGCCAGCAGTCAACGAGTTGCAAGTCAACGACGTTATCTTCGTAAGTGATAGCGATGCTGCTGCGGTTACTGTCACGTTTGTGAAAAGTAACACCGGAACAGCGATTGACTGTGCATCTGGTACGGCGCTAGGCGACTCCTAGTTTGGGTGGGGGGTTTCGGCCCCCCGCTCTTTTTTTGAGGGAAAGATATGGCGAGTAAGATCGACCTAGTAAGTAACGCGCTGATCCTTATTGGTGATTCGCCTATCAACACGCTAGACGGGAACACTCGTGCCCAGCAGGTTGGGTCTAACCTGTACGACAATATTGTAAAGTTTGAACTAACCAAACATCGGTGGGGTTTCGCTCGTAAGAAAGCGCAGATCTCACTAACAACCGATGTCCCTGCAGATCCCGAATGGCAGTCTATCTATCAGTTGCCAACCGACCTTCTGGTACTTATCAAGTTATACCCCAGCACCGGCTATCAGGTGTATGGCGACAAGGTGTACACGAATGGTAAGTCCGCTCTGTACTGCGACTACATCTATGACGTACCCGAGAGTGAGTGGCCTATCTACTTCTCCAAGATGATCGAGTACGCATTAGCCAAGGACTTCGCTACGAGCGTCAGGGACAGTGCTACGGCGAGGGGAGAGATGGCTGCGGAGTATCTGAATGCGTCCCGTATGGCGCGTTTTACGGACTCTCAGCAGCATCCACAGACGAGGATACAAAGTAACCCGTTCACAAATGTGAGGTACTAATGGCTTTCACCAATGAAACGCTGTCTCATGTTGGTGGGTCTTCTCCAGCGCCAAGGATTTACACCTATTACACTAATGACTCTCAAGCGACTGTCACTTCAGCAAATTATTTCAGCGAAGCGTCTACAAAATTACAAGTTAATGATCTAATTCATATCATAAACACAACGCTTGTTTACACGGTCGTGGTGACGGCTGTCAGTAAAAAGTCTGTGACAATAGCTAGAAGCGGTCTTACTAGCGCGGGATATGCTGTTTACGAAGATTCAAGGGTTACAACGACGACCTTGGCTGCGGATGTGCTCACCATAATCCCCAATGATGCGCTAGGAACAAATACCACTAACGCCTATCTTCCATTGGGCGTGACTAATTTGTGGAATCCAGGGACAAGCTCGTTTGATTTTAGCGAGTTAGCAGTAGGCGATGCTGTTGAAATGAGAATTATTGTCCAGCCTACAACTGCCAGCAATAACACTGAAATAGAATTAGATTTGTTTCTTGGCTCTGGTGGCGCTCAGTATAAAGTACCGTTTATTACTACACAGAATTTCCAATTTGCTGGTCTGTTTGAGGCTACTCGATACACTTCCTTTCCCATAAGGGATGAAGATACGAGAACGTCTCCTGCACAATTTAAAGCGATAGCAGATAAAAATTGCACACTTCAGACCGATGACTTCTTTGTAAAGGTGACGCGCAATGGCTAAGACACGGTTCATACAGTCTAGCTTTGTAAGTGGTGAGCTTAGTCCTCTACTGAAGGGGCGTATTGACCTTGCCCAGTATTATCAGGGCGTACAGACCGCGAAGAACGTGGTTATCGTGCCTCAAGGCGGGATGAAGCGTCGGCCCGGTACCGAGTATGTGCAGACTGTTCTTAACACCCTCACTCGCAATACTACGGTGCCTACGGTTCCCAATGGCGGGACGGCTAGTAACGTCAATGATGACAACGACACCACGACATCTGTTACGACGGTTGGTATATCCACGACAAACCCGTATGTGGTTTGCAAGTTCGACCTAGGATCTGCCAAGGCGATAGAGTTTTTCGACGTTAGGAACGTGTTTCTGTCTGCTGGCACGTCTGACGAATTTAAGATTCAGTATTCAACCGATGATGTGACCTATGTTGACGCGGCTAGTGTCCCGTTACTGGGTATATCGTCGCAGGACTTCCGATTGTTTATAGGCAAGACGGCTAGATACTGGCGACTGGCTAGGGTTGGGGCCACGGATCTCACCACCGCTGTGATTACGGTGGGTACCGTTGCACCGATTGAGCAGACTGCCACGGCATCTAACTTTAAGATGTTGGATTTCAGCGTAGAGGATGCTCGGCACTACCTGTTGGTCGTGACTGAGAACAACATTCGGGTATTCCGCGCACCAAACACCCATGTGGCGGACATTAAAACCACTATCGCGTCCGCTGATGTGCCTGAAGTACGGGCTACACAGGTCGAGAACGTGATGCTGTTGTTCCAAGAAAACACGATCCCGAAGCGATTGATTAACTTGGGCACGGACATTGATTGGTTTATCGACAATGTACCGTTTAGTAACGTGCCTCAGTTCGATTACAACGATGCCTCTAGCCCCACACCCGTTAGTGATGTGCAGGTTATGACTCTGACGGCCTTTGTTGCCGGTGATAAATTCCAGATCGACATAGAGGGTGTAACGTCTAAGAACATCACGTTTGCCGGTGACGCTACAGCAGACCAGCAAGCATCCACGGTGTTCAACATCCAGCGCAATATCCAAGAAATGCCGGTAATGGGTGAGACGGGCGTTAGTGTTGCTCGCACTGGCTCCAACCAATACACCATTACGGTGGGTGGGGAGTCAGCAAAAGACTTTGAGTTGTACTCGGCCTTTGCTTCTACCGGCACCGCCAGCAAGACTATCGCCTTTACGAAGACAACAAACGGTTCTCCGCGCAAGGAAGACATTTGGTCGGCTACCCGAGG